ATTGATATTAGACAAAAAGCTGGAAAAGATTTTGATTTAAACGTAGGTAATACTATTAGACAAACTTCTACAAAAAACTGGGAAATTTCTATAGGAGAAGACGGAAAAATTACAGCAGGAAAAACAACTAATATTACAAGCAAACATCATTTAGAAACTGCTACTAAGATTGATATGAATGGTCCACCAGCAGCTGTTGCAGCCGGTGCTGAAACAGCAAACTTACCGTTTAGATCACCACAGGCTGAACCATGGGCAGGACATGAGAATTATGATCCGGTAGAACACACTCCGGCAAAAACAGATAGTTTAGCAAGCAATAGTAGTACTGATCTTGCTAACGGAGGAGATCCAATATCCTTAAACAAATTAAATCCAAAAGGTACAACAGCTTCGGGTACAACTTCAAAAACAGCTGCAGCTACTGCTAAAGAAATTGAGAAGAAAGCCGCCACTGAAGATACTATGAAAAAGAAATGTGTTGTAGCTCCGTTAACTCCTACACAAAAGAAAGCTGATAATCAACAAGTTGGACCAACATAATGCCGGCTATACATAGACATAGTGATGCAAGATCGTGTGGAGCAACAACAGTAGTTGCAGGGCAAGGAAAAGTATACGTTAATAACTTGTTAGTATCAGTCAACGGTGATCCAAATACACACGGCGGAGGCGCCCTAATTGCAGGATCTAAAGCTGTTTTTATTAATAACTTACTAGTAGTAAACCACACACCAGACGGAGCAAGCCCAGACAGTTTATGCCCGTCAGCGGGTGGTGCTCACTGCGGACCAGTAACAGCCCAAGGATCGCCTGATGTGTTTGTGGGTGATTAAAAATAAGGTAAATACGTTATGAGCACAATAGAGAAAAAAATATATTCAGAAATTACTGTTCCTGGAAAAGCTAGAAAAGATGATGTTAATACAAAAACATCATATAGAGGAATGAGTACAGTTAATCCTGACAATGCTTCCTATAGTTTATACGATATATCTTTGATTAAGCAAGATTTAATCAATCATTTTCATATTAGGCAAGGTGAAAAACTTAGTAATCCTGAGTTTGGAACAATTATATGGGACGCTTTATTTGAGCCATTAACTGAGACATTGAAAGAAGCAATAACACAAAATGTTACAAAAATTGTTAACAGTGATCCAAGGACCAACGTTGACCGTATTGTAATTGATCAGTATGAAAAAGGAATACAAATAGAGTGTACTATAACTTATCTTCCGTTTAACATTTCAGAGACATTAAGGATGCGATTTGACGAAGATGCAGGCTTTTTAAAGTCGTAATTTTAATATACGCACTTAACTAGATGCTATAAATACTTATAACGAAGGATGTAAAATATGTCAGCGACAGATAGACAAAATAGATTATTATTAGCAGAGGACTGGAAACGGGTGTACCAGTCATTCCGTAATGCAGATTTTCAGAGTTATGACTTTGAAAACCTCCGTCGGACAATGATTAACTATTTGAGAGAAAATTATCCAGAAGATTTTAATGACTATATTGAATCAAGTGAATACTTAGCATTAATTGACTTAATTGCATATATGGGTCAAAATATATCATTCCGCATTGATTTAAATGCAAGAGAAAATTACTTAGAGTTAGCAGAGCGTAGAGAATCAGTTCTCCGTCTTGCTCGCTTACTGTCTTACAATCCTAAACGTAATCAATCTGCAAACGGATTACTTAAAATTGAAAGTATTTCAACATCAGAAGAAATTATAGATTCTAATAATGTTAATTTAGCCAGGCAGACAATTGTTTGGAATGATCCTACTAATTTAGATTGGTACGAGCAATTTATAAAAGTTATGAATGTAACGTTACCAGCCAATGCAAAGTTTGGAAGACCTATTAAGAAAGATGTTTCTAGTGGTATTCCAACACAACAATATCGCATGCTTAGTACTAATGACGAAGTTCCAGTTTATAGCTTTTCTAAAGCAGTTGACGGTAGGAGTGTAAGATTTGAGATTGTATCAACAGATGTTGTTGATACTGTTATACAAGAAGAAGCACCGTTCCCTGGAAACAACTTTGCATTTTTATACCGAGATGACGGCAGAGGAAATGCAAGTTCAAATACTGGATTCTTTAGTCATTTTAGAGAAGGGTCGATAGACGAAGGCACTTTCACAATAGACACTCCTAGCACTAACCAAGTTGTTGCTATTGATGCTACTAATGTTAATATTACAGATGTATGGTTATACAAATTAGATAGTTTTGGAAACGAAGTTGAATTATGGTCTAAGGTTGATGCAGTTGAAGGTAATAATGTAGTATATAATAGTTTAGATAAAAATATACAAAATATTTACAGTGTGTTAACTCGTGTAGATGATAGAATTAGTTTAATATTTTCCGACGGAGTATTTGGAAAATTACCAAAAGGTAGTTTCCGTGTATTTTATAGAGTAAGTAAAAATGAAAGAGTTATTGTTACACCAGACGATATGCGAGGAATAACTGTTACAGTTCCTTACCTATCAGTTAATAATAAAATTGAAACATTAACAATTTCTTATGAATTAAAGTATACTGTTGATAACTCAACTTCAAGTGAAACTAGTGCAAGTATTAAGCAAAATGCTCCATCAACATACTATACACAGAATAGAATGGTTACTGCTGAAGATTATCAAATTGCTCCATTGGGAATAAGCCAAGAGATCATTAAAGTAAAATCTATTAATAGAACATCAAGCGGTATTAGTAGGTATTTTGATTTAATAGACGCTACTGGAAAATATAGTAAAACTAGTTTGTACGGCACTGACGGAGTATTATATAAAGAAACACTAATACCTAAAACAACGTTTACTTTTTCTACTAAAACAGATATTGAAGGCGCAATTGTTAATACTATAGAGCCTATATTAGTTAACAAAAAAATTAGAAATTATTATTATAATTATTTTCCTAAAATATCCTCAATAGATCTTGGAGTAACTTGGACACAACTAACAAACGCTACAAATTTAAGTACAGGATATTTTAAAAATTCAGCTGATATAAAATCTCAATTAGGATCGTATACTTCATCGTTATTAAAACTAATAGTTCCTGGAACAATGGTTAAGTTTTTACCTCCAGTAGGAAAAAGTTTCCTTAATACTGACTTAGTTTCTATAACTGGTTATGAAGGTAAAAAAGGTGTAGTAAATTATAAATGGGTTAAAATAGCATCAGTTACTGGAGATGGATCTATAGTTGCTACTACTGGACTAGGACCAGTATCATTAAATGATGTTATTCCTAGTGGTTCTCGTTTATCAGAAATTCGACCGGGGTTGTCTGCAACTTTAGCAACTGACGTTGCAACACAATTAATTGACCAAGTCTTTGCTTATAAAACATTTGGACTTCGGTATAGTACAGATACACAGTCTTGGAGAATTATTACAGAAAATAATTTAAATACTTCTAATGATTTTAGTACAGGTAAAACTGGTGATGTTTCAAACCAACAATTAGATTCAAGCTGGATGTTATTGTTTGAAACCGACGGCGAAACGTATACAATTAAAAATAGAGCAATGAGGTATATTTTTGAAAGCGATCAAGAAATACGATTCTATTTTAACTCTAGCGACAAAATCTATAATAACCTAACTGGTAAAATAGTTAAGGATAGGATTAGTATCTTAAATATAAACACTCAACCCGATAGTGCTCTTCCGTTTACTATTGATTATGATTGGGAATTAACAGAAGAATATAGAGATGCTGAAGGATATGTAGATAGTAAAAAGATAGAAGTATCGTTTTTTGATACTGATGATGACGGAGTAGTCGACGATCCGGACGTTTTTGACACTGTAGTAAATGAAACAATTAATCCATTAACAAAATATATATTCCAAGAAAAGGTTACTACTACAGACGGTGTTGAAGATTATAATTTTATTAAGATTGAAACATTATATCCAATAATATTAAGTTCAGAAGCATTATTATCTCCACTTAGTACATATACAAATGGGCAGTTATTTTATTTTACTACAACTAACGTGTTTAAAAACTATAATAGTACATTAGGATTATTAGTACAAACTACTGATTACAGAGCAAGAATTGGTAGAGAAGCTATATCTTTCTATTATGTTCATGGTGCAGATGATAGTTCAAGACTTGATCCTAGTTCAAGTAATTTAATTGATACTTATATTTTAACTAGAAGTTATGATACAGATTTTAGAGCGTTTTTAAACGGAAGTGCAAAAGAACCATTACCAGCAAGTTCAGATGCATTAGCTCTTTCTTATAATACAGAATTATCTAAGATTAAGTCATTAAGTGATGAGATAATTTATCATCCAGTTACGTACAAAGTATTATTTGGTAATAAGGCAACAGCAGATTTGCAAGCATCATTCAAAGTGGTTAAGAATCCAGATCTTGTGTTAAACGATAACGACATTAAGTCAAGAATTATTGCAGCAATTAATGAATATTTTGCACTAGAAAATTGGGACTTTGGCGATAAGTTTTTCTTTTCAGAAATGGCAAACTACGTAATGTCTGAACTTACACCGGACCTAGTAACATTTTTAATTGTCCCTACACAAACAAGTCAAACATTTGGCAGCTTATTTGAAATTAAAGCAGAAAGCGATCAAATTTTTATAAGCGGAGCAACTGTTAATAATGTCGACGTTATAGACGCTATTACAGCAAGTAGATTACGAGCTAGTGGAACTATTTCTACAGCAACAACAACAGTATCTTCTGGAATAAAAAGTGTATAAATTTCAAGGAAAGAATTAAATGGCATTCGACAATAATCAGTCTAGCGGCACTAGCGATCCTAACGCAAAAAGAAAAAGCGAAAGGCATTTACCTAGGTATTTTAGAACAGTACCTAACAGTAAGTTCTTAGCTAGTACACTAGACCAATTAATACAGCCCGGAGTTGCTGAAAAACTTAATGGTTATTTTGGTAGAGAAACAGCAGCGTCTTTTACTAAAGATGACAATTATGTTGGTGATATTTCAACTAGTAGAAAAAATTATCAGTTTGAACCAGCAACTATTATTAAAGATGAGTTAGGAAATGTAACATTTTATAAAGACTATAATGATTACATGAATCAGTTAACAGGCTTTAACTCAAAGGTTTCTGATCACAGTATTACTAATAAACAAGAATATTATGCTTGGAACCCGCACATTGACTGGGACAAGTTTGTTAATTTTAGAGAATACTATTGGTTACCTAATGGTCCACAAGTTGTTAATGTACGAGGACAATCTACAGAAGTAATTAGCACCTATACAGTGTCAGCTGCTGACAATGATGATAATTTTGGGTATGTATTTTCGCCAGATGGATTAACGCAGAATCCAACAATTAAATTATTTAGAGGCGTTACATACAAGTTTGATATTGACACTCCGGGTTTACCCTTTACACTTAGAACAAAGCGTGATTTAGATAACTCGTTTTTAATTGATGATTCGCTAATTGATAATCAGGGTACAGAAAAAGGTACAATAACATTTACTCCAACTGCTACTACTCCAGATACATTATATTATGTTGCTGATAATGATATAGAAGCAGCAGGTTTAATAAAGGTTGCTAATATAGAAGAGTCGTCAGCAATTGACATTGATGCTGAAATATTAGGAAAGAAGACATATACTACAGGTGAAGGATTTAGTTTAACTAATGGAATGAAAATTAGCTTTATTGGAGACGTAACGCCAGCAAAATATGCTACAGGAGAATATTATGTTGAAGGAGTTGGCGATAAAATTGTTCTTGTTAATCAAAATTTACTAACAGTTCCTAGTGCATTTGTTAAAGACGTAGACGTACAATTTGATATTGCAGGATTTGACAGACAGCCATTTGATACTGCAATTGGATATCCTACTGTACGAGATTATATGTTAATTAATCGTAGTGCAATTGACGGAAATTTATGGAGTAGGTACAATAGGTGGTTTCATAAATCTGTTATTGAACAAAGTGCTATATTAAACGAGCAACCTATTAATGTAGACGAATCTGCAAGAGCTAAACGTCCAATAATTGAATTTGAAAAGGGCATAAAGCTATTTAACTTTGGTACTAGTATTAAACAAAATGTTAATTTATTAGATACCTATACAAAAGATGTATTTTCTACTATTGAAGGTAGCACAGGTTACAATATTGATGGCATAGATTTAATTGACGGAATGCGTATTTTATTTACAGCAGATACTGATAAGCTAGTTAACGGAAGAATATTTCAAGTTAAGTTCTTTAATTTTGATGGCCCCGGAATTGAAGTTGATCAAACTATTAAACAGATTTCATTAATTGACGTTACTGACTCAATACCAGTAACTAACGAAGTAGTGTTAATTACAGACGGTAATACATACAAAGGATTAATGTATTATTACAACGGAACATCTTGGAAAGTAGCACAAACAAAAACTAAAGTAAACCAACCTCCGTTGTTTGAATTATTTGACGAAAATAACAATAGTTATAGCGATGCTACAATTTATGATTCAACAACTTTTAAAGGTAATAAACTTTTTAGTTATAAAGAAGGAACAGGCTCAGTAGATACTGAAGTTGGAATTCCTCTTTCATACAGAACAATAACAAACGTAGGCGATATTACATTTAATTTTAATTTGTTAAATGACTATTTTGAATATCGTAATATTGAAGAATTATACTACAAAAATACAGATGTAGGATTTCTTAGAACGTATTCAAGTATATCTACATATACAAATACAAATGGTTGGATTAAAGCACCAACTGATAGTACACAGCCTGTAATAAGAAATTACGTGTTTGATAATACTACTAATATATTTGATATTGATGTTTATGAAAATAGTGCTGCTCTTGCAGATTTAAACGTAACGGTGTTTTTAAATAACGTATTAAAATTTAAAGATGTTGATTACACATTAGGAATATCTCCTAATAATTTAACTACAGTTACATTTTTAAAACCAGCATTTACTTCATTAACTGGATTAACAGATGGTGACAACATTATAATTAAAACAACTTCTGTTGCTAGTAAAAATGATAACGGATACTATGATTTTCCAAGTAATTTAGAGAGAAATCCATTAAACGATAATGTTAATGAATTTACATTAGGAGAAGTAAACAATCACGTAACCAGTATAGTTGAAAACTTATCTAATTTTTCAGGAAAGTTTCCAGGTGTAGGAAATTTAAGAGATTTAGGAGATATAACAAAATTTGGTAATAGATTTGTTAAGCATAGTTCTCCATTAAATTTAGCAATGTATAGTATATTAGATCAAGATTCTAATATAATATCCTCAATTAGATATGCACGAAGAGAGTATGGGAAATTTAAAAGATTATTCCTGCAAACAGCAAATGACTTAGGTTGGGAAGGACCGGTTAAAGAGCACGTTGATAGAATCTTAGCAGAAATAAATAAAGATAAAATAAACTCAATGCCCTTCTTTTTCTCAGATATGGTTCCTCAAGGATCTGTAAAAAGAACTTCGCATATAGTAGACGATAATACTCAGCAATATTTTGCTATAGCAAAAGTGTTTAGTTTAGATGTTCCAAGTAGAAATTCTGTGCAAGTGTATCTAAATGATATGCAGTTAGTTCACGGTAAAGATTATACATTTAATAGTGAAGGGTTTTGTAATGTTACAAAAACTAAAACTAAAGGTGACTTACTTGATATTTACGAATACGAAACTACAAACGGAAGTTATGTACCACCTACTCCTACAAAGTTAGGCTTATATCCTTCTTTTGTTCCAAGTTTGTATAATGATAATACTTACCAAACACCAGTAAATGTAATTCAAGGACATGATGGTAGTATTATAAAAGCATTTAATGATTTTAGAGATAATCTATTATTAGAGTTAGAAAAGAGAATTTATAATAATTTAAAAATTAAATATGACACTTCGTTATTTGATATAGATAGCTTCAAAGGCGGCGAATTTAGAACTACTGATTTTAATAAGTCAGCTGTAGATTCACCTATGTTGGCTGATTTTATACAGTGGTCTTCCTTAGTTGATACTGACTATACTGAAAATTCTTATTATGATAGATTAAATTCTTGGACATTTAATTATTCTACAATGTCATCGCCTAACGGAAATACACTTCCGGGATTTTGGAGAGCAGTGTATCAACAAGCATACGACACAGATCGTCCTCATACACACCCCTGGGAAATGATAGGATTTACGATTAAACCTAATTGGTGGGACACACAGTACGGTCCTGCGCCATATACAAAAGACAATTTAATTCTATGGACGGATTTGCAAAACGGTGTTGTTAGAGCCCCAGGCGAAAAGATTAAGATTTTAAATAATTATAAAAGGGCAACATTATTAACACACATTCCAGTTGACGAAAATGGTACTTTGTTAAGTCCAAATGATTCAGGATATGCCCAAAATTTTAACTCGGGTGAGTTAAATGATTCATTTAAATTTGGTGATTATTCACCTGTTGAAACTGCCTGGCGCCGAAGTAGTGAATATCCTTTTTCTTTAATTACAAGCTGGACATTAAATCAACCGTCTAAAGTGTTAGCTACTGGATTTGATAGAGTTAATCAAGTTAGAACTTTAACAAAACAAATTATATACAAAGCTGATAATAATCAAATTAAATTAAAGAGTTTAATTTTTCCTAATACCCATTTAGATTCTACTCAAGTTTATACTTCTGGGTTAATAAATTATGTTGCAGGTTATATGGCATCTAACGTTGTTTTAGGATATTCTAAATATAAACTAGACTTAACTTCAATTACAAATCAAATAGGATTTAAAATTGCTGGGTATACTGATAAGAATAAATTTAAATTAATTTTAGATAGTAGAACGCCTCTTAATGAAGGAAATGTATTTGTTCCAGAAGAAAATTATAGCATCTTCCTTAATAAAAGTTCTCCGGTAAAAACAATTTCTTATAGCGGAGTAATGATTGAAAGAAAGTCAAATGGTTATAAAATTAAAGGTTATGATAACACATCACCGATATTTAAATATTTTCCAGTACTTCCTAGAGATAAAGATATTGTTGTTACTATTGGCGGCGCCTCGGATCCTTATATAGAGTTTGAAGCAGGAAGAACGTATTCAACAGGAGTAGTAGTTCAAAACAGTGGACAGTTTTATAGAGTAACAAAATCTCATACTGCTGATGTGTTTAATTTAGATAATTTTGCAAGGTTACCGTCATTACCGATTAGAGGCGGCAGAGAAATAACATTAAGAAAAGAGTATGCAACGTATGCTCCTTTAGAACTTCCATATGGTACTATTTTAAAAACTATTGAAGAAGTAACCGACTTCTTACAAGGATACGGAAAATATTTAGAGTCTGTTGGATTTGTTTTTGATAACTATAGAGAAGAAGAAGGCGTAGTAGACGATTGGCAAACATCGGCAAAAGAGTTTGCATATTGGACATTACATAATTGGGCCAGCGGTACTTTAATAAGTGTAAGTCCGGGTGCTTCGCAATTAAAATTTAAATCTGATTATAGTGTTGTTGATAATATTTTTGATACATTTTACGGATACACACTTGTTAAAGTTGACGGCAAAAAGTTAACAGAAGATTTTGTTCAGCTTAATAGACAAGACCCGAATGAATTTATATTAACGCCTAAGAACACTGCTGATGGTATATATGCAATAAAATTACCGTTAGTACAAAAAGAACATGTAGTATTGTTGGATAATAAAACAGTATTTAATGATACTATATATGACCTAGAGCCTGGGTATAGACAAGAACGAATAAAAGTCCTTGGGTACAGAACAGCAAACTGGGACGGCAGTCTTAACATTGAAGGATTTGTTTACGATCAGGCTAAAATAACTAATTGGGAATCAAACAAGGATTATTTTATTGGTGATATTATTAAACAAAAAGAATTTTATTACACTGCAAGTCAAAAAGTTCCTGGAACACAAACGTTTAATCCATCTTTTTGGAATCGATTAGATGAAAAACCAACTCCGGGACTAACACCAAACTTTGAATATAAAACTAACCAGTTTGCAGACTTTTATGATTTAGACAGTGATAATTTTGATGCAGAACAACAGAGGATGGCACAACACTTAATTGGTTATCAGAAAAGAAAATATTTAGAAAATATTATTAATGACGATGTTAGCCAATATAAGTTCTATCAAGGATTTATCCAAGATAAAGGAACTCAAAATGCGTTAACAAAGTTGTTTGATGTATTAGGAAATGCTGATAAAGATAGTTTAGAATTCTATGAAGAATGGGCAATTAAAAGTGGACAATATGGCGCTTCTGATGGATTTGACGAAGTTGAATACAAACTAGATGAAACAAAATTTAGACTTTCACCCCAACCAATAGAATTAGTAAAAAGCGTAACTGGAGAAGAAACAGATTTAATATATAGAATCCAGCCATACGAAACTTATTTAAAACCAAAAAAATATACTCATGCTCCGTTTCCTGAAAAATATATTGCTCCTGAGCAGGGATATGTTCAAGACAGCGGATATGTTAACCAAGAAGATGTAAACTTTGTTGTTAAAGATTATGATGCAATATTAAATATTGACTTTTCTTTGTGTAACCGAGGAAATCTTATATGGGTAGGCAATGATAAATTAACTTGGAATATTTATAGACACGACGATACTAATTTTAATATTGAAAGTGTTGTTGGTGGAGAAACTGAGTTTACAGTAGTATTAACTTCAACACCACAGAATATTTTACCTGGCGAAATATTTGGCGTATATGATTTACTTTCTACAACATTAAGTACTGAAGATAGTTCATTTGCAAGTGCTCAAACTTCTAAAGCAAATATTGGTGCATTTTTTAAAGTTAAATCTATAAGTTTAGAAAAAATTACATTTATATCTTCTGAAGCAATAGAAGATATTGAAACCTGTGTTGGTAGATTAAGCAAACTAGTTTCGGTTAGAACAAGCACATTAACTACCTTAAACGTTGTTGCACAAAAGTTAGCAAATTTAAAATCTAAATTTTGGGTAGACTCAGCAGATAGTAACGGTTGGAAAGTTTACGAAAATACACAAGCATTTACAAAGCTACAAGAAGTTAGTAGTGATACAGATTTAACTGGTTTAGATTTTGCATCATCAATATCAACTAATGCATCTAATACTACATTAGTTGTTGGTTCGCCACACGAAGACGATGGCAAAGTTTATGTATACCAAAGATCCTCGTCAAATAGCAACTATCTATTAACACAAACAATACTTGCTCCTACCGGTATTGCAGACTCTTATAAAGGATTTTATGAAGGATTACTATATAGTATTAACGACATAGTAAAATATAATAATAATTTTTATAGAGTTATTGTTGCTCATACGTCTACTGAAATATTTAATGAATCATACCATTCTTTAACATCTCCTGATTTACAAAAATTTGGAGAGAGTATAGAGTTATCAGATGATGGAAAGTTTTTAATTATTGGATCTCCTTCAGCTAGTAGAGTAAGAACAAATTATAAACAATTTTATAACGAAACAACTGCGTATGTAGCTGACGATATTATTTCCTATAACAACAAATTATGGAAAGCTACAACAGCAATTATTCCAGAGTCTGATAATGTACAGTTTTCAAGTTTTACTAGTGTAGTTCAAACTAGTGAAACAATTGGTAATATAACAGAACAATCTCAAAAAATAAATATATTACTAACTGGTAATTATCCGTTTACTAATATAACAACTAACCATGTATTAGTTAGAGCGCCTAAATTTATGTACGCTGGTATTGATATTAATGATAGTATTAAATTAAAGTGGAATACTAAAACAATAGCTAATCAAAATCAAACATCATATACTGCACTTGAACCATTTGCTGGCAGCGGAATGACAGCGTTAAATTCAAGTTTCTTTACTGGTGAACATACAATTCAATTAAAAGTAGATTTAATTTTTAAGATTAATTCGTTTACTAATCAACCAACAGTTGGTTCAACAGTGAGCACTCAAACAGGCACAGGCACAGTTGCATATGTATTCGAAGTTGACGGAAGTCTTGGAATTTACCTTAACAACATATCTGGATCTTTTGCTCAAACTGATAGTCTATTCTTATTTGGCGGAGATTTTGTTGGAGAATATACAACTGCTGCACCTTCAGAAACAATTGATGTTGATAGTTACTATGGTGGTTATTGGATGATAGCAGTTCCTGTAACTTATCAAGTATCTTCAGTAACTACTTCGGATGCAGGTCACGGACTAGTATATCAAGATGCAATTACTGATAGTTCAGTATCAAACAAGTATTATTATAATTCTAGAGATTACGAAACTGCTACTGTAGATAGTGAAAATACTAAAGCTAGTGAAATCGTTAGTTTAAGTTATCAAGGCCTACCAGGAGCAGGAGGTTCAACTGATCCGTTTCTAAGTAGTCTTTTTGTAATGCGAGCACCAAAAGTTCTTACAGATACATTGTCGCCAGCAGATACAATTAAATGTTATATGCCATCTTTATTAAGATATGATGGCACTGGTAACAATCCTGAAGCAATTGGGTTATTAAACACAGATTTTACTAAAACTTTAACTGTAACTGAGTTATGGGACGGATATATAAAATTTAAATTTACTAAATTTAATTTATTTGGTGAACCTTATGAACCTAGAATAGGCGATATTGTTGAAGATGTAACAACAGGAGCACAAGCCGAAGTTACATATATGCGAAGAAGTGCATTAAACGTAGTAGTATTTGTTAAAAATGTTACTGGAAATTGGTCTAAAGGTTTTATATTTGGTAATAATGCTGAAATAAGATTTTTAGGAGACCCATTAGATCCAAGTCCAATTTATCAAGTTGATCGTGTAATGGGAGAAATATATGGTGTATCTTTAGGATTAGATTCAGAAGGTATAGGAAAACTTCTTGTAATTGACGCAGGAAGAAATATACCAGTAACTGGTCGTACACCAACTACCTGGGAGAATAGTGCTTCTGACAATTTTGAATATTGGTTTTATCAAGCGGACACGGTTGCAGGCGTTCCGGTAGCTGCAAATATTCCATCAGTTACAAATAATGACTGGATAAACGTATATAATATTCCAGCAGTGAAGTTAGCTGATCCAGGACAGCATTTCCATCAAGGAATGTTTTCTATTTATACTACTGTAGGATCTAATATATTCTCGTATGTTAATTCGTATATTGGACCAGGTGTTCAAGGTGATGACTTTTATTTTGGTTCAGATGTTAAACTATCAAAGTTAAACAATTTATATAAACTCTTTATTCGTGCAGGGCAAAATTTTAAAACTAACCGAGAATTTCTAAAATCTGGTACAACACTTGACGACAGTACTTTTATACCGGGTAGAGTGTATTTTGTTAATTACGGTACTGACGAAGAAGGAAATGTATGGAATTGGGAATTATCTAAAGATAAGAAATTCCAAGGAGAATTTGCAGATTCTCTAAGTTATCAAACTAATGACCTTGTATATATTAATGGAAGTATATTTAAAGCAAATACAAATCTTTCCCCTGGAATATTTAATGGTGCTGAATGGACGCAACAAACAACTCCGATAGATTACATTGGATATATTCCTAATGATAAAGAAATACTGCCATTATTTGATAGTGCTGATCCTAGTACTGTTCTTGATCAAGGTAGCTTGTTTAATTTTAACAAAATGGCAGTATCTAAAGACGGTGAAGTATTAATAGGGTTAGCACAGTATGAAAATAATAGTACTACTCCGGCACAAGTAGTTGTTTATAGAAATAATAACGGAAATTTCCAAAGGCATCAAACTATTGCCCAAACAGATTTACCGGTTAATGAAGATGATATTTGGAATGACAACACCAATTGGGGCGGATCAATTGATATTAGCAGCGACGGAAATATGATAGCTATTTCTGAGCCACAAGCAGAAGTAAAGCGTACAGATGAAGATCCAACAAAAGTTACAAATGATCAAGGTAGAGTTTTTATTTTAGTAAAAAGTAAAACTACTGGATTCTTTGAATTATCACAAACACTTTATAGTAGATCTAATGAATCTGTAGAGTTATTTGGAAATACGTTATCGTTTAGTAATAATATACTAGCAATAGCATCAAAAAATGCAGATATAGTTTCTCCTGCTACGTTTGATGCTTTAGCTACTACGTTTGATAATAATTTTACATTGTTTGCAAAGACGTTCATAGATACTGGAGTAGTTTATGTATATGAAAATATTGATGATACGCTAGTATATGGCCAAACGTTAAGTTATATTACTGATGGTTCTACTGAAGTTCCTAAGAACTTTGGTGCAAATTTATATGCAAACAATGATCATGTATATGTAGGATTACCTAATCAATCAGTTGAAGCTGGAAACGTTGGAGCTGTTGTTGATTATAAAAAACCAAATACTAAAAATATTTGGGAAGTCCATTCTAATCCTAAGAAAACAGTTGATCTTAATAAAATTAAAAAATTATTTTTATATGATACTAAAGAAAATAAACTAGTAACATATCTTGATTATATAGATCCACTACAAGGAAAAATTGCTGGAATTGCAGAACAAGAGCTTTCTTATAAGTTACATTATGATCCAGCAATTTATACTATTGGTACAGACGAAGTAACTGTTAGTAATTCAGATGTTTGGAACAGAGATCAAGTTGGTCGTTTATGGTGGGATTTATCAACGTGTAAATTTTTAAATCCGTATCAAAATAATACAATTTTTAGTTCTAGTATTTGGAATACTCAATTTACAGGAAATTCTATAGATGTATACGAGTGGATTGAAACTACTTTACTTCCATCAGAATGGAATGAAATTGCAATAACAGATGACGGCGTAGTTGAAGGTATAACCGGACTTACAAAATATGATGATACAGTATATGCTTCTAAGAGAATATACGATTCAATATCACAAACATTCTCGTTAAAATATTTTTATTGGGTTAAAGGTAAAATAACAACTCCAGACGTTGCTGATCGAACTATAAGCAGTTTTAATGTAGCCCGCTATATTGATAATCCTGCTGGAATGGGATATAAGTTTGTTAACTTTATAACTCCAACTAGTTTTGTTTTACATAATTGCGAAAGTTTACTTAAAGATACTGATGTTGCTCTTAGCACTCAGTATTGGAAAATAGAAAATCAGAATATTAATATTCATAACCAATACCAATTATTTACAGCTGGATTAGATACAAGCAAACCTAATTATGATATTGAAAGAAAATGGTTTGATAGTTTAATTGGATATGACACTGCTGGACGGACAGTTCCTGATCCTAATCTATCAGTTAAAGAAAGATATGGAATTTTAAACAATCCTAGACAATCTTGGTTTGTAAATAAAAACGAAGCCTTTAAACAAGTTATTGATAGAGTAAATGGTGTATTATTAAAGAATCTAATTATTGATGATAAAATTATTACTCCGTTACTTTCTAAACAGGAAATACCAGTTAGTACGTCTAGTTCTTTTGATATTACCGTAGATACTTACCAAGATTTATCATTTGTTGGATCTGCTAAAGTATCCCAGGCAACACTTACTCCAGTATTTGTTGATGGTAAAATAGTTAGAGTTACAATAACAGATCCAGGCAGAGGATATAAAGTTGTTCCTAATGTACAAATTTATGGATCAAATGAAACTCCTGCCGCTATAGCGTTAACACTAAACAGTGTAGGTTCAGTAATATCAGCTACAGTTACTAATCAAGGAAGTGGATACTCAGAGCAGTATACTACGTTATTTGTTAGACGCTTTACTGCTCTTGTAAAAAGTGATTCTACTATACAAGGTAAATGGGCCTTATATGAAAGAAATATTAAAAATACTGAATGGACAAGAAAATTAAGTCAGTCGTATGATACTTCATTGTTTTGGAATTACATAGATTGGTATGATGAAGGTTATAATATCTTTACTGAGATTGATCATTTAATTGATTCAACTTATCAACTAGAGTCACTAGATGATACTACAGGTGACATAATTAAAATTTCAAATGTTGGAACTGGCGGTTGGCTGTTGTTAGAAAAGATTGATAATTCTTCGTCAATAGATTATACAATAAGTTATAAAACAGTTGGTAGACAAAACGGAACAATTAAGTTTTTACCAACTTTATATAATGCAGGAATAAGTTCAGGCTTTGATAGTATAAGTTATGATATAAAGGTATATGATTCACAACCTGTACAAGAATCAAGAATAATTCTTAAAGCATTAAGAGATAATTTATTTGTTGATGAATTAGCAATTGAGTATAATAATTTATTCTTATCAAGTTTAAAATATGTATTTTCGGAACAAAAGTTAGTTGATTGGGCATTTAAAACTAGTTTTATAAAAGCAAAACATAACGTTGGTGATTTATCTAAAAAAATTACATTCCAAAATGATAACTTGCCAAGTTACGAAGAATATTTAAAAGAAGTTAAACCTTTTAAATCTAAACTACGCGAATATATAAGTGATTATAATTATTTAAATGTTTCTGGCAACTTAGTTACTGATTTTGATCTTCCTCCGAGATGGAATGATATTACTAAATCTATAACCCCTCAGAACGTAAAAGTTATAGATAATGTTATTGTAGGAACAAATGCAGACTTAACCACTTATCCAAATAAAAATTGGCTTGATAATATAGCGTACCAAGTTAAATCAATTGTAATAGCAGATGCAGGAAGCGGATATACGCAGCCTCCAATTATTAGTTTTGTAGGACAAGATCAAAGTTCAACTGACACTGGTTCTGGAGCAAAGGCAATTGCAAAATTAGGACGTGGCGGTAAAATAGAATCAATAGAATTAGTTTCTTCAGGAAGTGGATATTTGAATCCACCAATAGTAGAAATTAATGGTTCTATGTCCGAAGGTGGTACTCAAGCTAAGTTAATAGCATATATTGGTAATGGATTAGTAAGAGGAATGCATTCAACAATTAAATTTGATAGAGTATCAGGTTCATTTGTAATAACTAAACTTACTGAAGTTGAAACGTTTACTGGTACTGGAAATAAATTTATTTTTGATCTTATATTTCCAATGGATCTAAGAACTAATACAATAGAAATTAATATTGGTGGCGAACTTGCTTTACAAAGTGAATATACTTACACAAATATTAAAGATGTTACAAAGGGGTATGATAGATATTCAGGAAGGGTTACGTTTACAGTTCCTCCAAAATTTGGCCAGTTAATATCAATTACGTATAAGAAACCAGTAGAATTATTAACTGCTGCAGATAGAATTAATTTATTCTATGATACACAGTCAGGAAAATTTGGTAAAGATTTATCACAATTAATGGACGGAATTGATTATGGCGGAGTTGAAGTTAAGAGTTTTGAATTTGGTGGCACTACTGGTTGGGACGCCCTACCTTGGTATACCGACTCGTGGGATACATATGATACAACTTATGAAGATGAAGTATTTAAGTTAGATGGTTCTACTAGTAGTATTACACTAAGTAAGGCATTAGAAAACGGCATAGTTTACAACATCTATAAAAATGGTGTAAGAATTGATGATCCTAATTATCCAAGTAGTCAAACAAACCCAAATGCAATCTGTCAAAGTATTACAGGTAACGGAACAACAACTACTATATTCCTTGATGGCGACGGGCTTGGCATTGACGAGAGCGTAAGTTCTACAGATATTATTATTATTAGAAAAACTACTAGTGATGGTAGCTTTATTAATGATCCAGAAAGCTATGATACTACAATTGAAGGCGGCAACATTGCTTACACTACTGCTACAGGTTTAAAAGCAGAGGATATTACGATTGATGGTGACGGCTTTGTAACACCTACTACTTCAAAAGGCCCAGAAGAAATTGTTCCAGGACAAGTTTTAGATACTGTTGATATTTCAGTATTCGAAAGACCAACTGGCGGCAGTAGTATAATTGTTAATAGAAATTACATAGGTGACGGTTCAACAAAAATATTTGATATTGGTAAATCACCATTTACTGAAAGTTCGTTATTTGTAAAAATTAATAATGATATTCTTGAACCGACTACTAATGATTCAACCTTGGGATATACTATAGATTATGTTAATAAGGCAGTTAATTTTGAAATAGCACCAGTAGACGGCGCAAGAATTAATATAACCCTTGTTGAAGTAGCAGGATTACAGATATTAGACATTGACAGCTTTATTAGTGACGGAAGTTCAAACAGTTTTGAAACAAACATGAGGTGGACTGATAACGTACAAGCAATTGCAACTAGTAACGGTATTAAATTAGATACTACACTTATGAAAACTACAGGATTACATCCAAACAATGTTGAACTTGTATTAGCATCTCCATTAGCAGCAGGTGATGTTATTAGATATGCATTATTTATTGGAGAAGGTAGTGATCTTGATTCGTTTAGTCAAGTTGTAGTTGATGACTTTATAGCCGACGGTGTAAATGATAGATTAACATTAAGCCAAGCTCCATTTTCATATGGTCCTGCAGGTATTCATACACTTGTACAACTTGGAGATAAAATATTACATTCTGGTTACAATCAGTCATTTACAGTTTCAGCAGAAAGAGAATATAAATTAGATCTTTGGCAAATACCAATTGGGACTTTAACTAATTCAGAAGTACAAGTTTATCTTAACGGCACTTTGCTAGAATATTCAACACAGTGGTCATTTATTAGTGCTGAAGCGTTTGATAGTGATACTCCGTTAGACGAACAAATTGGAAGTACTGTGCAACTAGCTGAAACTATCGGGGTTGCCGGCGACGAGTTACTAGTTTATATAATTAAACAAAGTGAATATAGATTTGGATATTTTGAAAACCAAGGCGAAGCATCACAAGTATTTGTTCCACAACCAACTATTTGTTCGTTTGAAGTTGCTCGTCCAGTTGGAACTCGTATAAGAGTATTTCAGTTTAGTAATAGTATTGCCCAAAAGTTTGAAAGAGAATCTTACACTGTACGAGAAGATACTCCTCTTACTAAAGGATCTACAGCATATTACTTTTTAAACAATTTAAGAGCAGGACTATTTAAACTAAGAACTACAGCAGTTGATTCAAAGTATGTTTGGGTTATATTAAATGGTACATTATTGCTTGCTGATGTTGACTATAGTGTTACTAAAGATAACTCATATATTAAACTTGTTAATAATCTAAACGAAGGTGATAGGATTGAAGTATTACATTTTGGAAATCCTACAAATATAACTAAGTTTGGATGGCGCCAATTTAAAGATATGCTCAATAAAACACATTATAAGAGAATTGACGGCGAAAAGAATTATATTTTAGCAAAAGACTTACTTCAACACGATAAAACTATTGAGATTGCTAACGCAAACGGAATAACAGAAGTTGCAGTAGCATCTAAGTACCCTGGAGTTATATGGGTTAATGGCGAAAGAATTGAATATCGAATTAAAGATGGTAATTTATTAAAACAATTACAAAGAGGAACTTTAGGAACAGGAGTCCCTAATTTACATAGTTCAGGAGTTGAAATTTACGATCAAAGTATTGAAGCTTCTATGCCATATAAAGATGAAACTTTAACCACAACATTTACAGCAGACGGCACTAGTAATGCTTTTGAGTTAGATTTTGTTCCAGGTGCAGGAGGAGTTAACGAGTTTGAAGTTTTTGTAGCTGGAAGGCGACTAAGAAAAACAGCAATTTCTTCTTATAAGTTTGAAAGTAAAGATAATGCCGGCGTAATAACTAGTAGTACTGCACAGGATTCTCCAGAAGGCGATATAACTTTACCAGCAGAATTTAGTCTTAGCGGAAATACGTTAACTATAACAGTTAACGACCCAGAAACTGAATTAAAAGAAGGTAATAACATTATTATTATAAGAAAACAAGGAAAACAATGGACAGTACCAGGAACTCCAATGAGTAAAGCAGATTCAGACATTGGTAGATTCTTAAGGGCTACAAGTGTTGACTTACCGCGATAAATACAATGACAGGGAAAACAATATGACAGACAATTTTAATGATATGAACGGAGTTTTAATTCAGGGACATATTAAGATTCATGACCCAGAATCAAATCATACGTACATTGATAAACGCAATGCAATTCATTATGAAAATATGAGTTTAAGCCTTGCTGAAAGCATTGGTAATGGCGGAACTGGATGGATATATGAAATGAGTTTTGGTAACGGTGGCACTAGTGTTGACCCAACCGGAATTATTACATATTTAACTCCGAACTCAACAGGCACCAATGCCAGTTTGTATAATCAAACTCACACAAAGGTTATTGATGATAGAAGTGTAAATAATTTAGACCCTGTTAGAAATAAAATAGAAACAAGGCATGTAAGCGGCACAAATTATACTGATGTGCTAGTATCATGTTTATTAGACTATAGTGAACCAAGCGGCCAAGATGCATACGACACAGCAACAGATGGCTCAAACTTATATGTATTTGACGAATTAGGTCTTAAAGCATATTCTGCAAGCGGAACTGGACGACTTCTTACTCATGTTATTTTTCACCCTGTACAAAAGTCGCTTAATAGACTTATACAAATAGATTATACAGTTAGAGTACAAAGTTTAACTGGTTTTAATGAGGCGTAATTAAATGGCATATACAATATCATATACAGACGCTGCAAACAAGGGTACTATTGTAGTAGAAGATCTTACATTAAATACAGAAACTTCTTTACAGATACCTGGTAGAAACACTACTGCTTATGGTGCAGCTGTTGCTACTAACTTTTTACATTTATTAGAAAATTTTGCATTTAACACGCAACCAAGTAACGGTGTTGAAGGCCAATTATGGTATGATAATACAGTAGGAGAAGAAACACTTAAAGTATATGACGGAACAAATTGGATATCAGCTGCTGGCATTAAAAAAGCAGTTTCGGCACCGGAAGTAGCAGCTTCACAACTTGGCGATCTTTGGGTTGATACTGACAACCAACAATTATATTTGTTTTCAGGCTCAGGATGGGTGCTAGTTGGCCCTGAATTTAGTGACGGCTTATCAACTGGTATTACACCATCAACAATAGTTGGAACTGATAATATTTCTTATACAGTTATTCGACTTGATGTGCTATCACAACCAGCGGCAATCATTTCAACATCGACATTCACTCCAAAAACAGCAATTCCAGGATTTACAGTAATATCAACTGGTTTTAATTTAAGTAGTCTTAATATTACTGGCGCAGGCTTTTTAAAATATAGAGGCACTTCTGAAAAAGCAGAAAGTTTAGTAGTAGCAGGTACAGAAGTAGGTGCCGCAAACTTTTTAAGAAGTGATTTAACAAGCACAACTAATTATCCAATCAATGTTCAAAATAATTCAGGTATTAACTACGGTCTAAATGCAGAATTAAATGTTGGAGTTGAAGGTAGTGCAGGAGTTATACAGCATCAAATTGAAGGATCAAATATTGATGTTCGTGTTAAGAATAGCGGTATACTAACAACAGTATTAAGAATTGATTCAAATTTAAGAATAGGTATCAACAACACTGCTCCAGACGAAGCATTAGATGTTACAGGAAATATTAAAGCTAGTGGTACAGCAGTTATAAATTCTACCACAGAAAGTGAAACTATAAGCACAGGTAGTTTAATAGTTAAAGGCGGAACTGGTGTTGCAAAAAATGTATGGATTGGCGGTACACTAGATGTTGCAGGAACTTCATCGTTAACAGACTTAATGCCAAAAGTACATAATGCATATAGTTTAGGTACTAATGCAATAAAATGGAAAAATATTTATGCTACAGCATTTACTGGCAACTTAGTTGGTAATGTAAGTGGTACAGTTTCTGGTAGAGCAGGCTCTGCAGATAAAATAACTACAGCAACTACATTCCAATTAACTGGAGATGTTACTTCTCCAGCGTTTATATTTGATGGACAAACTGGCGGAACAACAAAAACATTTACTTCTACTATTAGTAATACTATTATTGGAGGCAAGTCGGCACTAACTTCGTCACAAGCTGATGATGAATTTTTGTTAAACAGAGTAACTGGCGCAACTGGTCTTGCAAAAATAACAAGATCAGATTTATTTAAAGCAGTTCCAACTAACCCAGCAGGGGTAATGATGGCATACGGTGGCAACACTGCTCCGGAAACTTGGTTACTTTGTGATGGATCTGAATATAGAATTTCTGACTATGCTTTATTATTTGAAGCAGTAGGATATAATTTTGGTGCTATTGCTTCAGTAGCAACTGGTTATTTTAAAGTTCCTGATTTAAGAGGAAGAACAGCAGTTGGTAAAGATAACATGGGCGGATCAAGTGCTAATGTTATTACTGCTGAGTCAGCGGATGTTATAGGGTCGCAGGATGGACAAGAAACTACATTAATTGATGTTGCTAATTTACCAGATCACAAACACGATATGAAGGGCGATGCCCTTACACAGTTTTATGCTATTAATGATTTAAGTGCTCCGACAACAGACACTGGCGCATTTAGAGGCGACGGTCCATCAGTTGCTTCTGGAGGCCAGTATTTGCCAAACAGTGGAGGAATTGAATCTGATGCGGCAATTGGGCAGTCACTAGATTTAATGAATCCGCATTTGATTATTAATTACATTATCTACACTGGCAGGAGCAATTAATAAATGAGTTATAGAATTAATAAAACTAATGGAGATTTACTAGTAGATCTCGTAGACGGCCAAGTTGATATATCTTCAAGTAATTTAACACTTGTTGGTAGAAATTATTCAGGATTTGGTGAAGCGTTTAATGAAAACTTTATTGCTTTGTTAGAAAACTTTGCAAATACTACTTCACCAGGTACACCATTAACTGGTCAATTATGGTTTGATACTGTAGGCCAACGTTTGCAAGTGTACAACGGAACAACGTTTAAAGCTGCAGGCGGACCTATTGTTTCTGCAGTCCAACCAACAATGGTTTCAGGAGACCTTTGGATAGACAGTCTAAATAATCAATTACACTTTTATGACGGAACTGACTTAGTATTAGTTGGCCCTGAATATCAAGCTGGACAACAAAAAACAGGGTTTGAAGTACAATCAGTTATTGATTCTGTTAACCAAACAAAAACTGCCTTAAAATTGTATATAGGAGGATTGCTTGTTGGTGTATTTGCTAATAGTCAGTACTATGTAGAACTTGTAAATGGTATTCCAGGATATCCACAAGATACAAATGATACACAAACTCCAAAAAGACAATTGTTTAAAAATGGCTTTAATCCTGTTAGTAATGCGTTTACATTTTGGGGTACAGCTGCGTCAGCAAAGGCATTAGTTAATGATGCAGGCGTATCTTTTGATACAGCTAGTTTTATGAGTGCAGTTGGTGCAACACAAACTACAGGTAAACTTTCTATTAAGAACCCACTTGGTTTAGCAATTGGCGTTAGTGATGTTGAATACGGCATTATTAAATTTAATTCAGCAACTAATCAAATAGAATTAGAAGCTCAACAAGCTAATACAGATATTAATCTAAAAGTAAGAGAAGGTAATGCTTACATCTCAGGAATACTTGTTAATGCAACAAGTAAACGAGTTGGTATATTTACTGACACACCAACAGTTGAGCTTGACGTTACTGGTGCTGGAAAATTTTCAGGAAATGTAACAGTAGGTGGAAACTTACTAGTATCAGGAGATACAACATACTTAAATACTTCAACTTTACGTGTTGAAGATAAGAATATAGAACTAGGCATACAAGATGATAGTACAGTTGGTGCTGATGCAGTAATTGACGGCGGCGGACTTATTTTAAAATCGTCAGACGGTGACAAAGAACTTTCTTGGATAAACGCAACTAATAGTTGGACATTTAATCAAGATTTAAATTTAACAACTAATAGTCTTAATGCAGATCCTGCTTATAAAATTGACGGCGTTGAAGTGTTAAGTACAACAACACTTGCATCAACAGTTACAACAGCAACAGGTTTAGTTAATATTGGAACATTAGGAAGTCTTGATATTGATAATCTTAACTTTAACGGATCTACTATTACTGCAACAGGCGGACTTAATATAGTTGCGTCTGGCGATATAGCAATTAACACACAGAAAATTACAGGTGTTGTAGATCCGCTTACGTCTTCAGGAGTTGCTACAAAGAATTATGTAGACACACAGATTGATTCGGATAATATTGGTATTAATTTAGATATTACAGGTTTCTCAACTCCTAATGTAGGCGGCGTAGGATATGGGCCGTTTACTAATGTTATAGCAGTTTTACAGACAATGTATCCTGCAACTACAAAAAACGGAGCAACAGCTACGATACATTGTACAGACTATGCAGGCGCCACAATTAATATTGGACAGTCATTCTTAGATGATGCACTAAATAAAAGCTATGTATCAGTAGATAAAGACAATGTATCATCATCGCAATCAGTACTACAAGATATTGCAGTTGATGCAGCAGGCGTTTCAGGAACTGCATCTATTACACCGTCTAGATATACTATGATCTTTACAAGTAATGGGTCAACATGGACACATTCAAGTACGAGTAATTATCCGTAATGCAGATAAATACTATTAATACAATGCATATTAGGGGTTAAAGAAAAAATGGCATATACGATTGACAAATATAATAATACTCAACTTACAGTTGTCGAGGATGGAACCATTGACCAAACAACTGATTTAAAATTAGTTGGTAAAAATTATGCTGGATATGGAGAGATACAAAACGAAAATTTTGTATTCTTATCAGAAAACTTTTCTGGAATAAGTGCTCCACCAAAAGCTATATCAGGGCAAATTTGGTTTGATAGTTCAACAAGAAAATTAAAATTTTATGACGGGACTAAATTCCGTACTACAGGCGGCGCAGAAGTAAGTGCTACTGAACCGTCAGGATTAACTGAAGGTGATTTTTGGTGGGATACTACTAATGAACAATTATATGCATATAATAGTTCGACCTTTGTTTTAGTCGGCCCGCAAGATGCTGGAGCATTATTAACTCAATGGAAAAGTGACACAGTTAATGATAACACTGGAACTGCAAGGGCAATAATTAAAGCAATCATTAATGACGAAGTAGTAATGGTTGTTTCAAACCAAACATTTACAATTGATTCGACAGACGTAACTAATGCTATTGCAGGGTTTGATATTATCAAACAAGGTATGACATTAAAGAACACTGTTAATTCAACTGGCGGCGTCACTTCAACCAACTTTATATATTGGGGAACAGCATCAAACGCACTAAAACTTGGTGGAATTGATGCAGCAAACTATATTCAAGTAGGAGATGCAAACTTTACAAGTTTAGCTGAATTTGCAGACATTGGTATAGCAATTGGTGACTCAAACGATTTTAGAATTAAAATTGAAAACGGTAATGAAGCAGTAATTGCTAACGAAATTGGAGCACTTATAAATGTTAGAGTAGCAACAGCTGCTGGAGCAATTAAAAATCCATTACGTGTTAAATCAAATTCTGTTATACCTGGATTAGCAACTGACGGCATTACAACTGAAACAGTAACATTAGGATCGTCAGATCATTTATTTAATAATGTATATGCAACTAATTTTACAGGTACCTCAGAAAAAGCTACAGCATTGGTTGTAGACGGCACTAGTCGAGCAGGTTCAGAAACTATTGCTAACGGTACAGTTGCAACAAGAACAGCTGCTTCAGAAGTTATTAATGCACAAACTATTCCAGCAGGGTCGTTAAAGGCTAATTATTTTGTTGGTATTTCGACACAAGCACAATATGCTGACTTAGCTGAAAAATATACAACTGTAGAAGAACTTCCTGTAGGAACAGCAGTTTCTATATGCACTCATCCAGATCATGAAGCTGATGCAGCATCAGGATTAGATATATGTATTGGAGTAGTTTCGAATTCTCCTGCGTATCTAATGAATGCTGAAAGTAAAGGTCAAATAATTGGATTAAAAGGAAGAGTACCAGTACGAATAATTGGAGTAGTAGAAAAAGGCAATGCAGTATATGTTGGAGAGAATGGCATTTGCCAAGCTTCTATAGCAACAGAGCGTAATATTGTAGGTATTGCACTAGAATCTAATACCAATGAAGGCGAGAAACTGGTCGAATGTGTATTAAAAGTTTAAAGTTAAATAAAAGGTTAGCGAATTATGGTTGATGTTGTATCACAAGAAGTAATCACTGCAGCTACATTTAACGGTTTGCAAAGTAGAATAGAAACTGTTTTAGGACAAGGATTTACTGATACTGGGTACGGACAATCTCTCAGCAGTTCAATCGTTGCTGCTAATACTGTTATAACTGCACAGCATTTAAATAATTTAAAATCTGATATTGATAAATGTCGAGCTCACCAAACAGGTAGTCTATCTCCGTTAGAAACTATAGGAGTTACAGACCAAATTGGAGCAACTGAGTCTATTTCGGCATCTGGTGCAATTAGCACGTCAAAAGGAATCAACGATTACTTAGCATTGCTTAATAACATCGAAGGTGACAAGCAACAATGCGATGATACACAAGCGTCAGTAGAGGCTGTATTATCAAGTACACGAGTTTCAGAATGGAACGGAACGATTATTCATAAGTTTTTAATAACGTTTGCAAGTATAGATGCAAGAAGACATTTTTTTAATGCAGGCGGACAACTAAGAATCCAAGGACAATTAACATCTGGAAGTAGTGCAAAAGATTCAGATTGGGCTACTATGTTATCTGCAATGGGCACAATAACTATTGCGTCTCATGCTACAACACAATCAGGAACAGGAGTTCCTACGGCAATTGGAAATTTTGAATTAACTTCAACATCGCAGAGATTGTTTCATAAGCTAGGAACAGCGTATGATTATTCTAATAACATGTTTCAAGTTAATGCAAAAACAATAGATAGTGATAAAATAGAAATTGAGATACAGTTACAAGATAACGCAGACGGTGGCGGAGATCCTAACGTAACAGGAACGATTACTAGTTCTATTACACATCGTAGACCTTCAGGAACATATGTTTCTATTCCGTCACCTACTTACTCTAACACTACTTTGTTATAAAAAATATTTAGGGTACCTTCTTTTTTAATAAATACAATATAGTTCAATAAAGGGGTATTTAGCGTATGGTCGCAGTTGGTACAAATGTAACAATTACTGAATATAATGATTATGTGTTGCGTCTTAACGCAATATTAGGTATTGGCACCGGCACCTCTGGTTATGGTGTTGCAATGACCGGCCCAGGACAAGCAGTTGCAGGAACTACTGAAATTTCAGCTGCTCAATGGGATGGCTTGCGTACAGATATTAACCTAATTTATGCCCATCAATTAAATTCAACTACAAGTGTTGGACAACTTGTTTCAGGAAATATAATTGGAGCCGATGTATCAAATACAGGAACTGGAAATACTGTAATTCGTGATGACGCTACAAATACCTTTACTATTGTTAATCCTGCTAATAACAAAGGTATAAATGACTTTAGTGGAATATTAGAAACAATTGAAGCTAATCCAAGAACTGTTTATGCACCTAACTTATCATTAGAATCAAAAATCGTACCATCAACGTCAGGAGCATCCTATACATCATCTTGGCAAAGTTTATCTGCTATAGTACAAGTTACATTTGCTGGCGGATATAATTGTAAAAATAATGCAGGCGCAACAGTAACAGCAACTACTGATGACCACAGAAGACACTTTTTTAATACAGGCGGAGAAATTCGTTTTTCTTCAGAAATGACAAACGGTTCAGGGACAAAAGCAGCAGACTGGACAACAATGTTAGTAAATGCAGGTACTATTTCTTTTAAAAATAGTGCTACAACTACTACAGGATCTGCAACAGTTGGTAGTGGATTTGGTTCAGAAGATTTAACAACAAGCTATCAACAAATTGCTATTAAGTATGGATCTGATGCTTTATATGCTGAAAATAATTTTTCTATAAATGCTAAAATAGATGGATCAGGAAACATACTGTTTCAGTTTGTTTGGACAGATTCTGACTCAGGTGATCCTTATACTGACGAATCAGTCAACGGTGACGTAAGCATTACTATGTCACAAATAAGGTGTACAACACCTATAACTATTCTTAATCCGGGTTACACTATAAGTCAAAATATCCAATAAAGTCCTTGACTTCTTCTAGTTTTTAGTATATACTAGTACTGTATGTTAAAGGAGTATAAATATGGACGACCGATTAGAACGAGCTCTTGAATTTTCTAATTTTACTGTTACACTTAATAACCAACGAAATTTAATCCACGAAAAGTTTCTAGAAAGCTGTGAGCATTATGTTTATGGCGGAAAATTTAATATTAATAAGGAATTACTTAATTTTTGTAATACACTAATTCAAAATAATCAAACAAGTGCTGTTATTATAGATGACAATAACACACCTGTTGAAATTGAAAATCTTAATGAATTTTTTGAAGATATTCTTAGTATATATTCTTCAAACACAAATTCGTATCTAGTAAAATTTAATGAACTAAAAAAATCTAAATCAATTAAAGGTATGTTAGATCTATGACAAAGGGAGTGTTACTTTATGCATTAAATAATCAAGAAGTTGATTATATAAAACAAGCGGTTTTTTGTGCAAAAAAAATTAAAGAGCATTTGAAATTACCTGTTGCAATAGTAACAGATACTCCAGACTATCTAGAGACTGCATTTAAGTTTTATAAAAAATACATTGACGAGATTATTGTAATTCCAGAAGTTTATGTAGATCAAAAACGAAATTTCTTAGACGGAGTGTATACTACTAAGAGACTGCCTTGGAAAAATCATAGCAGATCTGATTGTTATAGATTAACTCCATTTGATGAGACAATTGTTTTAGACGCTGATTATATTATTGGAAACAATATTTTATTAAATTGTTTTGATCTCAACGAAGACTTTTTAATATATAGTACGCCAAAGGATATTATTAGTACTGTTCGTACTGTACAAAAATTTAATAGAATTAGTGATAGAACAATTGATATGTATTGGGCTACTGGGTTTTATTTTAAAAAAAGTCCGTTTATGGAACTATATTTTAATTTAGTAAATCATATTAAAGATAATTGGCATTATTATAGGTTAATGTATCAAATTCCTGATAGCAATTATCGAAATGATTTTTCTTTTAGTATAGCAGTGCATATTTTACGAGGATTTCAACTTAATCAACACTGGCCTGTTGTAATGCCGGGTAATATGTATCTTGCTTCTGATTCAGATTTGTTCCTTTCAATAGAAAATAATAAACTAACATTTATTGCTGATTGTGCAAATAATGGCCAAAAATATATTACAGTAAGTGTAGAAGATCTAAATGTACACGTAATGAATAAATTTAGTTTAGGAAGAGTTATAGATAAAGAGTTTACAAATGAATAATGGATTTTGCTTATTAGCACAAAATAATTCTACAACTGACTATGTACGACAAGCATATGCACTTGCATTAAGTATTCATAAGTTTAATAAAGATCAGAAAATTTGTATTATTACAAATGATCCTGTTCCTGTTGAATGGCAATCAGTATTTGATCAAATAATTCCAATTCCGTGGACAGATCAAGCAGAAGATACAGATTGGAAAATTGAAAATCGATGGAAAGTGTATCACGCATCACCGTATGATAATACTATTGTTATGGATGTTGATATGTTAGTATTACATGATATAACTCACTGGTGGGACGAACTTAGTAAACAAGATTTGTTTTTTGTTAGTAATGTAAAGAATTATCGAAATGAGATAGTTACTTCTCGCTACTACAGAAAAACGTTTGACGAAAACAAGTTACCAAATTTATATAGTGGGTTTTATTATTTTAAAAAAAGCAAAATAGCACATGAGTTTTTTACACTATTAGAATTAGTAATGAACAACTGGGAAATGTTTTATGGAAAAGTTGCAGGAAATTATTATCAGAAATGGTGCAGTTTTGATCTAAGTTGTGCAGTTGTAAGCAAGATACTAGATAATGAAACTAGTATAACTAATCCTAATTCTAATATTACTTTTACGCATATGAAAACACATTGTCAAAGTTGGCACGATATTCCTGAAAAATGGACTAATGTATTAGGCGGATATTTAACACAAGAAAAAAATTTGTTAATTGGTAATTTCCTACAACGCAATATATTACATTATATTGAACCGGAATTCTTAACAGACCAAATGATTAGTAGACTGGAGTCGTTATAATGTTTTATGTATACTATAATAAAGCTGGAGATTTGCTTTCAGTAACCAACGAATTACATGATAATAAGTCATACCTTCCAATTGACCAAGCTACATATGTCGAATTTGTTTCTGGAAAAAATAATCTTATTGATTATTTTATAGAACTAACTGATGGTGGTCCTCCAACGTTTTTAAGAAAAGATGCTGCTGAAATTTTTAACATTGATAAAAGTGTTCATGAACTTAAAAAAATACACCAACCCAAGCAGTATTTAAAAAATTCATTTTATATTATTCAGGACTTAAAGAAAAAGAAATGGCAAGCTAAAGCAAATTTATCAGGACCGTCCTTAACAAGAATACTGCACCATAAATACATGCAACAGTACAAAAGAGTGTACATAACACAAGCACATAATCCGAATATATTAATAGGCGAACTTACAATCGACATGCAAAAGTTTACAAAAAAACCATTATTTGATATCTCTGTTAATGATCCTTCAATAGTGTCTTGGAATGACGTTAGTTTATACTGTCCTGTTATTAATGAACAGTTTTATCATGTTGTTAAGGAATGCTAATATATGTCTAAAGTATTTAAAGTTGTAGATTACGACATCATTTATTTAAGTTACGATGAACCAAACGCAGAAAAAAATTATGCCGATTTATTAACAAAGGTGCCTTGGGCAAAGCGTGTACACGGTGTAGAAGGCAGTGATGCCGCACACAAAGCATGTGCTAAACTAAGTGAAACAGATCGTTTTATTACAGTTGACGGCGATAATATTATTAGAGACACTTTTATACAACAAGAAATTAACTTTGATGACCATGCAGACTTAGAACATAGTGTAATTAGTTGGTGCGGAAAGAATATAATCAACGGACTAATGTACGGTAACGGGGGACTTAAATGCTGGCCTAAAGACTATGTATTAAACATGCGTACACATGAAAATGCAGATCCTAATAATGCCCATGCACAAGTAGACTTTTGTTGGGATTTACAATACATTCAACAAAATAGTTGTTTTAGTGATGTATATAATAATTATACTTCACAACAAGCATGGAGAGCTGGTTTCCGTGAAGGCGTCAAGATGGCACTTGACCAAGGAGTAAAACTTAATACTACTGAAGAACTTCTGACTAGTCATTGGAAAAATTTACACCGATTGTATATCTGGACCATGAGCGGTGCTGATGTAGAACACGGATTGTGGGCTATTTATGGAGCTCGCGAAGGGTTATATAAAACCATGTGTACAGATTGGGATTATGTAAATGTACGTGACTTTGAATATTTAAACAATATGTGGGATAAAGCGTATAGTAAAATTACAGATGAAATGTTACCTTCCGAAATTATAAAATTAGGAGATACGTTAATACGCGAGCTTAGAATTCCTATTGCAGCAAATCCATTAGATGCTGAACAAAGTAAGTTTTTTAAAGCAGTATATCAACAACCAGACAGAATAGCTAGACACCAAAAATTGATAGATCCAGAATAAGGTAATACTGTATATGTTAAATGAAAATAAATTTTACAATATTTTAGATCATCATCATAAAGAGGCTAAAGATTGGGTTGTTGTTAATTGGAACTTAGGAAACATGTGTAACTTCTCGTGTAGTTACTGTCCTCCAGTGTTAAACAACGGATCATTTGGTTGGCAAGATTTTGAAACGGTAACAACGTTTATTGATTCTTGTGAATCTCATTATGCACCTCGTAAAGTATATTTTGAATTTACAGGAGGCGAGGTTACATTATGGAAAGACTTTATAAAGTGTGCTCAGTATATTAAATCAAAAGGACACGATATAGGATTTATTAGTAACGGCAGTCGTACGCTTCGTTGGTGGGAAAAAAATAAAGAAAATTTTGATCATGTGTGTTTAAGTTTCCATTCCGAAGAAGGTGATCCTAAACACTTTATTGAAGTAGTTAAAATTATGAGTCAGCAGTGTAGAACACACGTAAATGTAATGATGCACTACGATCCTAAAATATGGCCACGTTGTCAAACAGTTGCTGAATCAGTAATAGAAATTCCTAATATTAGTTTAGCACTTCAGCCTTTAATTATTGATTTTGGAGAAACCTTATATACTTATACTGATGAGCAAACTGAATACATTGATAGGCAATGGCATAACTTAGCAATTAATATTAAACACACTAAAGAATGGAAATTGTATCGCGGCAGTATGGATATGATAGATACTGTAAATAATAAAACAACAAATAGTTCTGCTCATCGATTTATTGCTGAAAATACAAATAACTGGAAGGGCTGGGCGTGTTATAGTGGCGTTGAACAAATTGTAGTTGATTTTGATGGAACTGTAATGATTGGTTGGTGCCGCGTTGGTGGCTCTTTAGGAAATATGAAAGATCCTACTAACATAGCTTGGCCATCAAAACCAGTAACTTGTAATAAGAGCTACTGTCATTGTAATTTTGATATTATGAGTAAAAAGGTATTACTGGTAGAGAATCAAACGTAATATGGATCAACCTACTGGAAACAAACAACTTCGGCTTTATAATAAAGATAATCAATATAAATTATCTAGTGTTGACGAGATAATAGCAAATAACTTAAATACTTGGAAAAATTGGAAATGTAGCGCCGGCGTAAGAAGTTTATATATTGATTATGATGGAAATGTGTGGATAGCAAACTGTGCTAGTGCAACACATTATGGTAAAGTGCATGATCAACAAATAAAAGCATTTACTAATGATCAAACTACTGTTGATCAATTATGGAAAGAATATAGAGAAAATATAATTGGTGCATATCCACATCGTGATTGGATTGAAAAAAATACCGAGCAGGGTTGGCCAATGCCAAAAGATAATTGGGAAACCTGCGAACAACATATAAAACTTATGGAATGTATTACTAATTTAGAAAAAGAATTTTTTAAAGTTCCAACTAACTTAGGTAATGCTGGACACGAAATATGGCAATGGAAATCTAAAACTAGTGATGATGTTTGGGGTCTACAAGGCAGTATTTTTACAGGGTGGACTACTCCTACTAATTGGGTTACATGTCCCTTTTCTACATGCGGTTGCGGTGCTGACGTTATACTAAGTAAGGCAAAAGATGACTCATCTTTAAACCAGCTACATGTAACAACTTTAGGTTATAAAGGACAGGAATTAGGAACCTTTAAAGACCATGCAGATCCTGCAACTGGGATTGAAATGAATTTTCCTATTGATTATCAAATATTATGGGATATAACTCGACGGTGTAATTATAACTGCGATTATTGTTGGCCAAGTGTACATAATAATACTGAAGAACATCATGACTATAATAAGATTATTGAAACAATTGATAAAGCTATAAATGATTGGAGTAACGGAAGTAGTATACGTTGGAACTTTGGCGGTGGCGAACCAACAATGAACCCAAAGTTTTTAGATATTCTTAAACACCTTAAACAACGAAATCAGTGGGTACTTGTTACTACTAACGGGAGCCGTAGTAAAAAATATTGGAAAGAAGCAAGTAAATACATTAATAGTGTTAATATGAGTGCTCATTTTGATAGTATGGACAAGTATCCAGGTAACGAAACTCGATTTATTGAAAACTGTGAAATAATTATTAATCATCATAAAGAAGTATCAAATGACCATTGGTTAGAAATTAAATTAATGACACCTCCGGGAATGTTAGATCGAGCTATAGAATTTAAAAATAAAATTGTTAATTTAGGTTTAGATAGTATAGGAGCAAATAAAAGACAAATTGGTGCCATCAGTCTAGTCCCAATTAGAGATTTAGCTGACAGTAGTAAATTAGTAGGATATAGTGAAAATGAACTTAAATTTTTCCAACAACAAGAATAATGATAGAATGTTAGGAGAAAGAAATGCCTGATAAATTTGACTTAGATATATTTAGAACAACAGATGAACGAATCAAAATGATTAATGATCCTGATTGTCCAATTGAAGTAATGTTAATAGTTGCCGAACATGATCTTGACCAAGCAGTACTTGAAGCTCTATGGGTTAAAAAAGAACTACCTAGTGTTGATACTCCTAATGGACGTAAGATTAGATCAATTCTTAATATTAAATTAAATGGAAAAACAGATCACTTAGATAAACTTGCCGAAGCAAAAAATACTGCCCTTAGTAAAAAACGATACTCTGCATTTTGCCCAATTCCTTGGAATCATCTAGCAACAAATGCAGATGGAAGTATTCGAATGTGTTGTCAAATGATTCATGATACTAAACCAAGTTTTGGAACTGTCTATAAAGACGATGGTAATGTTCTTACAGGTAAAGACGACATTACTAAACATAGGAATGCTCCTGCTTGGAAACAGTTAAGAAAAGATATGTTAAATGGCATTGATCCTAAAATATGTAAATTATGCACTGATGAAGAACAGAATGGTATTGGTAGTAAACGTCAATGGACTAAAAAAATATATGAAGATGTTTATTATAAAGCAGTACGGCTAACAGATAGTGATGGCTCTATAGATAATAAAGAATTTCCAATTACATACATGGATTTAAGATTTGGAAATAAATGTAATTTAAAATGTAGAAGTTGCGGTCCTACTGATAGTAGTTTATGGTATGATGATTGGGTTGCAATGCGTCCTGATAATCCTACATTTACTTATAGAGACCATATGGAAGTTAAGATTGAAAATTTACCAGACGGTACGTATGGTGTACCAGAATTATTTGATTATGACCAAACGTATATAAAATTATGGGAACATATATTAAATAATTTAGATGTTATTAAACGATATTATTTTACAGGTGGTGAACCTACTATTAATTTAAAACATAGAGAATTATTAGACTACTATATTGATAGAGGAACTGCTAATGAAGTAATATTAGATTATAACACTAACATGGCAGGAGTTCCTAGCAAAGTATTTAATCAATGGAAATATTTTAAAGAAGTGCATGTAGGTATGAGCATTGACGGAATATACGAACATTTTGAATATATTCGTCATCCAGGAAAATTTTCTACAGTTGAAAAAAATATGCGTAGACTTGATTCTGAAGAAGGATTTGATCGATTAGTACCTAGTGTTACTTTAACATTAAGTACGATGAACGTATTACATTTTCTTGATATGCAATGGTGGATGAAAGAACAAAATTGGAAAAGAATTAACCAAGTAATTATAATACACAATTTATATGGGCCAGAATTTCTTAACATACAAAATTTACCAACTGATTATAAAATGTATATTGACAAACGGTATAAACAATATATTCTAGCAATTAATAGAAGATGGAATATTACAGACGAAGATAAAGCATATTGTAAGTTAGTCGAAATCAGACTTAATAGTATCTTAACGCATATGTGGGATAAAGAAGGTAACAAAGAAGAATTTAAAAGATTGTGGGAAACAACACACCAGTTGGATAAAATACGCAACGAATCTTGGCAAGTTTCTATGCCAGAGTTTGAAAAAATGATGAAAGAGTGTAATGAAAATAGAAAAACTACAGTACGACTTAAAGTCGCAGGTAAAAAGTAATCCTGCATTTTGTATTATGCCGTTTACTCATACCTATGTGACTACAACAGGGGCTTCAAATTTATGCTGCATTGCTAATTGGGGGACACCGGTAGTCGAAAATGTTCAAGGTACTGATCTTCAAGATATTTGGACAAGCGATGATATGCAAAAAATTCGTCAAGATATGCTTGATGGTAAATTTGAAAAGAGATGCTCAACTTGTTATAAGCAAGACAAAACTGGTGGCGGATCAGATAGACAAAGTCAAAATTATCATTTTACTAAATGGTATGGAGATATAGAATTAGATGTAATAACTGGAAATGATACTGGTTATCCTTTGTGGGCAGATATTCGCCCTGGTCGAATGTGTAATTTTAGTTGTAGAATGTGCTTTGGCGCAGTAAGTAGTAAGATTGCAGATGAACAATTATTATTTCCTGAAACACAAGCTATAATGGGAGAAGAATGGCTAGATGTTGATGAATGGATAGACGATCCGGTTTGTTTTAAAAGCATACAAAAACAAATCCCGCATATGAGAATCTTAAAACTAGCCGGCGGCGAACCATTGTTTATGCCCGGAGTAATTAAATTATTAAACTGGTGCGTAGAAAGTAATAATACACACCTAAGATTAGACATTACAACAAATGGTAGTCGAACTAAAGGAAAGGTTACTTCGTTATTACCTAAGTTTAAAGCAGTAGATATTCAATTTAGTATGTGCGGAATAGGTTATACAAATGATTATATACGATATGGAGCAAATTGGGAGCAGTTAAATACTGCATATGCAAACTATATACAAATGCCTAATGTAAGAGTACATTTATTAGCAACCGCACAGTTATATAATGCTTGGGATTTACCAAAGTTAGTTGATTACTGGGTAGCTAATGGTTCTAACGGACATTTTATATTTAATATAGTTGATCATCCTAAAGACATGCAATTAGATTTATTACCATTGCAAGATCGATTACAAATAGCGTTAGAATTAGAAGACAGATTATCAGTTTTTAACGAAGAACAGTGCAATATTAGTCGTATACATCATATTATTAATAGGTTAAAACAACCAGAAGATAAAAGTCTTGCAGGAATTGCAAAACAAACTGATTTAATTCGAGCATTAGTTAACAGAACGGTTACTTATGATAGAATAAGAAAGCAAGATGTTACAAAAATACATCCAAAGTTATCGGAGGTTTTTAAAAAATGGAAGACCCTATAGAATTTCCTAGCCAAGATAGAGATCAAATAATAAAAACAATGATTGCTCAAGAAGTACGTCATGCAAGTAGTCATTTAAGTAATACTAATCCAAATTTAAAAAATGCACGACATTATAAATACTGGAATGAACAAATTAATGAAAGAGGATATGATTATTGGAGCGAAAATGTCCCTGTAATTGAAAAAGATACTAGAATAAGTCTTGTTATTGCTCCTAGTTGGGGAACTATTTTTCCTCCGTATAACCTTGCTAGGCTATCTAGTGTATTAAGACAAAATGGATACAAGGTTGATGTATTTGATGTTAATATTGAATCCTTTCATTTTGTTAAACAGCACAACAAAAAGAATTTTTGGGATAGTATCTACTATTATAGCTGGGAAATGCCAGCTTATAGAGATGAAATTGAACCGTTAATTAAACCAGTATTAGATAAAGCTATTCAATCTATTATTAAAAAGCATACTCCTGTAGTAGGATTTAGTTTATACTTAACTAATATACTCGCTAGTATGTATATGATTAAAGAAATTAAAAGATTAAGCCCAGAAACCATAATTGTTGCTGGTGGACCAGAAGCGTTTACTGATTGGTTTGACGCTAAACTATTAGATCAAGGTCTTGATCCTACGTTAATAGACTTTCGAATTCAAGGAGAAGGTGAACAGTTAATATTAACACTATTAGAAGACTTAGAAAAGTTTCCTAGGCATAAAATTCCTAAGGTGTTAGGAGGATTTAAGAGTAAGTTAAATCTAGATGAACTTCCTTTTCCTGATTACTCTGATTATAATTTATCTTTATATGATTATCCTGATGGCACAAGTATTGAAACTAGTAGAGGGTGTGTAGCAAAGTGTAGCTTCTGTGCAGAAACGCATTTTTGGAAATTTCGATGGACTCAGGCAGATCGTACTATTGCAGAAATGAAACATATGATTAGTAATTACGGTATTAAACGTTTCTGGTTTGTTGATAGTTTAGCAAATGGAAATTTTAAAGAGTTTCAAAAATTAGTAGATTTAATATTATCTGAAGATTTAAAAATACGTTGGAATAGTTATGCACGTAACGATGGCCGAATGGATTTAAAAATGTTTGAAAAAATCCACCAGTCTGGTTGCACAACTCTTAGCTTTGGTGTAGAAAGTGGTTCGCAAAAAGTTTTAGATGATATGCAGAAAAAAATTAAGATTTGGGAAGTAGAAGCTAATCTTAAAGATGGCAAGTCAGTCGGAATGACAAATCATGTTAATTGGTTAATTGGGTTTCCAACTGAACATCTAAACGAGTTTTTACATAGTTTAGAGTTGTTGTATAATACCCGTAAGCACATGCACGTTATTTCTCCAGGATTTACTTGTGGCGATGCTCCATTTAGCAGTATGAACTTAGAATGGAAGAAATATAACTTAGAATGGATTGAACAAGCCGGTGATAATAAATTTTTATCAAATTGGTGGACAACTAATTATAAAAACACTATCCTTCATAGGTTTATTAGATTAAAGTTAACAAACATTTGGTTAAAAGAAATTATTACACAAGCAGACGGGACAGTTATAAACGCTCAGTATAGACCAAGTTTACAAAAGTCCTACGATGTAACATATAAAAATAGTTCTTTTATTGAACGTATTGAACAAGGTATTGAAACGTTTGATTATTTTAAAGGAAGTTTATCTGCTACTTTAGTAAATGAATATCTTCCTTTTATTTGGGTTATGTATAAGACTATGGGTGCATATTCTATTACATTAAAATTTTCACCTGAGATTGATTTACCTGAATTTGGAACGTTTGTAACAAATAACTATGTCTCTAATGTAAGTGCAACTGTAAATAACGTAGGAATACTAAACTTTACATGTACTCATAAATTTGTACACGAATCACTTAAAGAAGACCCTGATGTTATTACACACGAGTTAGTTCGAGAAGATAAGTCGTTTAAGAACGAAACTTTTACTTATAACGGACATATTGACGATATTTGCAAATGAATATTAATTTTTATTATGATAAGATAACTGAAACAGGCCCAGTTCCAAACGGAATTTTAGATTATTGTATTGATGAAAAATATTGGCCATTGCCGTTTGGCCCTGCTACTGAGGCAGACGGGTTAACAGAAGTAATTTCTAGTTTTTATTATTCAATGATAGAAAATAATTGTCAAATTTCATTATTTACTAACGAAAATTTCAGTGATCATTTATTTTATCCGTTAGAAATAGGAAACGGAATAAATGTTTACATTCCTCCAAATACATTAAACCACTTACGTACAGGAAAAATGAAACTTTTATTATTAGGACAATCGTTTCAATTTTATGACCAAATACTACACTTAAAGTTTTTATCAAATATGTTTATAAAAATGAATATAGCTCCTGATAATATTATTATTATAACTAGTGACATTAATAATTCGTACCAAGAGCTACTATATCCTTGTAAATCATATGGTATTGATTGGTGGCAAATAGAATCTCGATTAATTCTTAATAAAACTACAAAAAAATATAATAATTTTTTTAAACCAATAAATCCGTTATTACAAGTACACAATTTTGATATACAGACTTTTAATCCTAATATGTTATTTCATTTATACGGAGAGAAATCCTTACCTCATCGCACTAAATTAATAGAAAGTTTAGAAAACAGTAGTCTATGTGATGTTGGTACTATAACTAAGAGTGACAATATTAAATATCATACTAATAGTCTCTTTACAATAATAACTCCAACTTCTCCGGTTGTAAATCAAACATATATGAGTGAAATAAATGCTTTATTTACAAATTTAGATATATGGCAATTATTAGTAATGGGAAAACCTTTTATAATAATAGGATGCCAGCAAACAATTAAATATTTAAATAGTTTAGGATATTTTACCTTTTATGATCTTATTAATGAAAAATATGATTCTTATTTAGACATAGATGTTAGGATTAAGTTAATTTGTAGCGAACTAACTAGAATTAAAGATAACGACAACACGCATATTTTAAATAACACAAAGAAATTTGCTAAACTTAACAAAGAAAAATTTTTAAATAGATCACACATGCCAATGTTTTTAAATTTATTTGATAAGATACGATATGGTTGACAAAAAAGAAATAGGAGTGTATAATTAAGTATGTATGATATTATGTTTATAAGTTATCAAGAACTTAGTGCAGACGAAAACTGGGAAAAATTAAAAACTAGATTTCCAATTGCTAAACGTGTGCATGGTGTTAAGGGAATACATCAAGCACATATCGAAGCAGCAAAGAAATGTTTTACTAAAATGTTTTGGATTGTAGATGCTGATGCAATAATTATGGACAATTTTAATTTTGATCACGAAGTACCTCTGCACCAACTAGATCACGTACATGTGTGGCGTAGTCAAAATCCTGTTAATGATTTAGTGTACGGTTACGGAGGAGTAAAGTTATTTCCTCGAAAATTAACGTTAGACGTTGATATTAATTCAACAGACATGACAACTAGTATTAGTGACAAGTTTAAAGCAATGCCTGACATTGCAAATATTACAGCATTTAATACAGATCCTTTTAGTACTTGGAAAAGTGCTTTTAGAGAATGTGCTAAACTATCAAGTAAAATTATAAAAGGGCAAAAAAATGATGAAACGAATGAAAGACTTAGAATTTGGACAACAGTGGGAAAAGACAAACCGTTCGGCGAATACTGTATTAAAGGTGCTAGTGACGGTATGGAGTTTGGTTTATCTAACGGCGCTGATCTTAATTTAATAAACAACTTTGATTGGCTAAAGGAACAGTTTGATGATTGAATGGAAAGACGATAACGACATTTTTGGAAGAATGTTAGTACTAACTAACAATCCATTATTTAATAATCTTCGAAATGCAGTTGACAACTACGATGCTGATCTTAGTGATGCACTTAGTTGGGGACAACTAAAAAGTAAAAGATGGCTTGTAACTGAACTAGAATCGTTAGACATTTCGTTAGGTACTATTTTTTTATGTGCTGGATGGTATGCTACTCTTGCGGCAATGTTATTTCAAAGTAAATGTAATATAGATAAAATTAGAAGTTTTGACATAGACGAATCATGTTTACAAATAGCTGATACAATTAATCGAAACCAAGTTAAAGAAGATTGGAAGTTTAAAAGTATTACACAAGATATTATGGATATTGATTATAATAAGCACGAATGGCAAATTTGGAGTAAT